CTCGTCATGCAAAGAATATTGCTAAAGGAAAGATGTCTGCGGCTTATTGGGCGAATAAAGTTAAATGGTCTCCTAGTAAGACGAAGTCTCCGTCTACTAAGTGGAAAAAGGGTAGTTGATATGGCTAAAGGTGTACCGCATTATTTCCGAGATGGTACAAAGCATTCAGGTGGCACTCATAAAATGCCTGATGGTAGTGTACATTCTGGTAAGACCCACGGGGCGTCTTCTAAGAAGCTCTTTCATTTAAATGAGCTGTCCAAGACAGCAAAGGAGAAAGCTATGGCGTATGGGATGAAGAAAAAACCAGCACCGAAAAAGAAAAAGAAAGCGGCACCGAAGAAAGTTAAGCCTATGAAGCGTGGGGGTTATTGATATGGCTAGTAAAGATATGCAGCGCAAGAAACGTCTTGATGCGCTCCGTAAAAACGCAAAAACCAAGAAGCTTGGGAAGAAAATCGGCTTCGGCTCTGGGCTAGCATCCGGCAAATCGCCTATACCTTCCGGCGCTAAAGGCAAAAGGGTGCCCAAACCGAAACTTAAAAAGAGTGACATACCTAAGTACAAATCGGGTGGGCCACTTAAAAAGAGTGATATACCGAAGTACAAGAAGCCTGCGGCTAAAAAGAAAAAGTAACATGGCCAGTAAGAAACCCAAACCAAAGATGTATACGCAGGCGCAGGTAGATAAAATGCTCGCGGCGGCGCGTAAACAGGCAAAGAACCCCATCCCTTCTGTGAAAAAACAGTCTGCTATGAAAAAGAAGATTGCACAGGAAGCGATGGATAAGAAGATGAAAACAGCGGCCAAGCGCAAGCGAGTGAACTAATGGCCCGTAGAGACGAAGCCAAGTGGAAGCGCATCGTTGCTTCTGTTAAGGCCGGTTCCAAGGGCGGAAAGCCGGGGCAGTGGAGTGCCAGAAAAGCGCAACTCGCCACGCAGCGCTATAAAAAGTCAGGGGGTACATATACCGGTCCCAAGACAAAAGCGCAGAAGTCACTCTCTAAGTGGACTAAAGAGAAGTGGGGTACAAAAAGCGGTAAAAATAGCACTCAAGGTAGCAAGGCTACCGGAGAGCGGTACTTACCGAAGAAAGCGCGAGATGCGCTGAGTAAGAAAGAATACGCGGCGACTAGCCGCAAGAAGCGTGAGGATACTAAGAAAGGCAAGCAGTTTTCTAAGCAGCCAAAGCGCATTGCCAAGAAAACTTCTAGGTATAGGTAGGCTTGCCACTTTATATTCCTAACGTTACTATGAAGATACTTTCGTATGCCTGAACGATAGAAGGCCGTGTCGTACACGTAAAAAACGACTTTCGCCTACACAGGCGTAAAACCTGTCGAGGTCGCACCTCGTAAATCAGCGCTAGTTCGTCGCCTCACGATACGGGGAAACGGATTAGCCGCTCCTAAAAAGTCGGCTATGAGCGGGCGTATGCCCAATTTAAACGCAAAAGGAGGCCTATCATGGCTTTAACTAATTTTGCGGCGCTGACTTCCAACCAGCTAACCGCATGGAGTAGGGATTTCTGGCGAGTCGCTAGAAATGCGTCTTTCATCAATCAGTTTGCAGGATCTGGCTCTAACGCCATGGTTCAGCGAATTACTGAACTCACCAAGTCAGAGAAAGGTACGAAAGCTGTACTGACCTTGCTCGCAGACATGACCGGAGACGGTATCACTGGTGACAACACTCTGGAAGGTAATGAAGAAGCTCTGCGAAGCTACGACCTTACCATCGAGCTCGATCAGCTGCGTTTCGCGAACCGAATCGCTGGCCGATTGGCTGACCAGAAATCAGTTGTCAACTTCCGTGAAACTTCTCGCGACATGTTGGCTTATGCCATGGCTGACCGTATGGATCAGTTGGCATTTTTGACGCTGTCTGGTGTGGCATATACCCACAAGACGAACGGTGCCTTGCGTACTACGTCATCGTCTGCGGGCCACGAGTTGGTAGATCTTGAGTTTGCCTCAGATGTATCAGCACCAACCTCGTCTCGGCACTTGCGTGTAGACGTTTCCGGTAACACTTCAACACTGGAAGCTGGTGACACAACTGCAGTTGCTGCAACTGACAAGATTGCATATCGCGATATTGTTAATCTGAAGGCTTACGCCAAAGATCAATACATTCGTGGCATGCGTGGTCAGGGCAACCAAGAGTTGTTCCACATGTTCGTTACTCCGCAGCAGATGGCTGACCTGAAGCTCGATTCAGACTTCTTGGCCAACGTCCGTAACGCGGGTGTTCGTGGACCAAACAACGAGCTGTTTGCTGGTACTGGCTCGCTGATGGTTGACGGCGTCATGATCCACGAGTTCCGACACGTCTTCAGTACTGAAGGCGCTACTGCCGGTGCTTCTGGTAATGCTGGCGCAGCTGGCTACAAGTGGGGTGCGAACGCAGACGTTAACGGAGCTCGCGCTCTGTTCTGTGGTGCACAGGCACTTGCAATGGCTGACATCGGTCTCCCAGAGATCGTTGAAGATACTTTCGATTACGAGAACCAAGCTGGTATCTCTATCGGTAAGATCTTCGGTCTGCGTAAGCCTAAGTACAACAGTGATCACACTGGTAACGTGCAGGACTTCGGCGTTATCTGTCTCGACACTGCTCAGTAAGACTGACACACCCCCTCTTCGGAGGGGGTTCTTCTTTAAGGATTAATTTTATGAAAGTGATTTCCGATCAGGATTTGAGAGTAGCCACACTTACCGGAGCAGTTGTTTTGTTTAAAGCCGGTGTGGAGCGAGAAGTTAGTGACGAAATTGGTTTAGTTGCTATCCAATCTGGCGCAAAGCAGGTTGGCGATAGTGCACCTACTGCAGAAGTTGTAGTTGAGGAAGCAGTCACTGTAACTGTGGAAGAGCCTGCAGTAGAGCCTTCAGTAGAGCCTTCAGCAGAGTTAATTGATGCTATGAACGCTCTTATAGAACAGGCTAATCCAGATGATTTTAAAGCGGATGGTTCTCCTAAAGCAGCAGCTGTGAACAGAGTGGCTGGAAGAACTGTCCAACAAGATGAGCGCGAACAGGCTTGGGAACAAGCTCTTAACTCATAGGTACACTAGATGGCGGTTACAGTCCAAAGTGTTATAGATAGAGTGCAGGCTACTCTGCAAGATACCTCTGGTATCCGTTGGTCATCTACAAACGAGCTGGTTTTGTGGGTTAACGACTCACAGCGTGAAATAGCTTTAATAAAACCGGATGCAACCGCTACTAATACTACAGTTACCCTAGCGACAGGTACGAAACAAACAATTCCTGCAGCGGGTAATCGTCTGTTGCGCGTTATTAGGAATATGTCTGCGGCTAGTGGCGGCACTGGCAAGCGCACTATTCGTCTAGTAGGTCGAGAAATACTCGATGCACAGACGCAAGATTGGCATGACCCTGCAGTTACGGGCGATGCAGCACATGGACCTGTAGTGAAACACTACATGTATGACGAGGCTGACCCCCGTAACTATTACGTATACCCGGGTGTTAGTGGCAACGCTTACATAGAAATCGTGTACTCCGCCAATCCAGCGACAGTAACGTTATCTGACAACCTAGCTGTACCCGATATTTACGCTAATGCTGTTATGAATTACGTGCTTTTCATGGCTTACATGAAAGAAGCAGAAGTGGCGGACAATGCTCAGCGGGCCGCTAATCACTATCAGTTGTTCGTCACCAGTGTAGCGGGCAAAGATCAGATAGATGCTTTACGAACACCTAACGTCACACTTTCCGTAAACAGAGCGGTGGCTTAAATGGCAGTAACCTTATACGAAGATCTGCTATCTGAAATCATTCCTATGGTTCCGGGTTGCCCTGACTCTTTGATAGAGACTTATATTCGATCCGCTCTCATAGAGTTATGTGAAAAGGCGGGTGTTTATCAGCGAGAGCTAGACCCAGTTACGACGGTAGCTAATCTTTACGAGTACGATTTAGAGCCGCCAGATAACACTGTTGTAGACAAGATATTGTGGGTAGTGCACAAAGGCAAAGATCTTGAGCCAATTACAACTGGCTTGCTAGAACGCCGTAAACCTAAGTGGCGGGATTCTGACAGAACAGGTGAGCCAGAATACTTTATAAAAGCTAGTCAGAAGACATTCTTTTTAGTGCCTGTGCCTAATGAAACAATCGTCTCTAGCACTGTGTTACGAGTTCAGTTGAAGCCAACGATTACGTCAGTTTCTTGTGACACTGAAGTAATGACTGATTACAGAGATACGATAGTCAACGGCGCATTACTTAGATTACTACGTCTGCCCAGTAAAGAATGGACAGATTATGCAGGAGCAGGAGTATATGGTCAGCTATTTGCGCAAGGCGTCCTTGATGCTGAACGCAAATCTAGCGGTATAGATATGCCAGTAGCAAGGAAGGTCCGGTACGGAGGAGTTCACCGGTCGCACAGTCTTTCTAGGAAGAAGTATGGACGAGAAATTGCCTAATGATTTGACCGTTCGGGAAGCTACACGCGAAGACTTTCCGATGATCTTGATGGGTGCAGAAGTGATGTGGCGTGAGTCGGTGTACTCACACATGGATTTTAACGAAGAAAAACTTTGGGCTAGGTTTAATGAGTATACAAGCAGTCCAGACAAACGGCTTTTTCTACTGGAGCGCCGAGATACGCCAGTGGGAGGATTGTTTGCATCCCTTGGCCCGACGTTTTTTGGGGGAGATCTGGTCGCTTATGAAGAGACGTGTTTTGTTCTTCCAGAGGCGCGTGAGCTCGGCGGTTTTTCTGTTTTGCTGGCTGCTTTTGAGTCTTGGGCCGTTCACGAATCTGCAAAAGCGTTGGTATTTGATATAACGAGCCGAGTCAAGACGCAGAAAACTGAAGAAAAACTGGAAGCCTTTGGTTATGAATACGCAGGGGCCACAATGGTAAAGAGAGTTTAGATATGGGATGCGGACCAGATAAACAAGACTACGAACCAAGCGAAGCTGACAAGGCTAGCGCGTCGGTTGCGTTAGCTGAGTATCAGTACTTTAAGCAGAAGTATGACCCGTTGCTGCAGAAGATGCGCGACAAGTCTATGGTAGAAGACCCTGCATCACGTCTCAGGGGCCGCGCCAGTGCAGACGTTATGCAGACACTTACTTCTAATCCTAACTATCGCAATACTCAGCTAAGCGATTTACCCAGTGACATGAACAAGGCGCTACAAGGACAGCAACAGAAAGCGACTGCTGCCGGTAAAGGTATACAGAACACGATGCGAACCAACGTATTGGGCACTGCTCGTGGTCAAGCGGCTGATGCGCAGACTGGTATGGCTCAAGCAGCACGACTTGGTACTTCTAAAGCCTTAGCTAGCGCAGCGGCTAAGCAGCAAGAAAGAGATGCAAGGTTGGGTGCGGCAAGCCAGTTGATATTCGCAGCTGGTGCACAAGGCATGGATAATTTAGCAAGTGGCGGGAGTTTCTTTACGCCCATGGGTGCAGACGGTAAGCCTGTTACTGGATTTAAGAATAGGTATAACTATTCAATAGGCGCTCCACCTCCAGAACCTGAAGAGCCTGAATATGTTGGGCCAACATTAAGGTATACGTAGTGATAAATATAGGCAATATAGATCCTGACCTTATAGAAAGATATAGGGCAGGTGATCTAAACATGGGCAACGCAACTGTTAATACAACTGGTGCAGCAAACGGTAGTGGAGGTGCCAGTGCCGCAAATGGTGGTGGTGCAAATGCTGGAACAATGAACGAGTTCATAAACTACTATCGAGACATGGCACGTCGTGGACCAGCAGGCGCGAATAGCGGAACAAATCTACCCGTAGTCACTGACCCCGAAAAGACTTTTGCAGACATTACTCGTCAAGAGTACTTGGATTACGTAACAAACTATCGAGACTTTGAAGAAGGTCTGATAAATCAAGCGACAACGGATACTAGTCTAATAGATCAAGCGCGAGCCGATAGAGAGAGTGCGTCAGCGCTTACTGCCGGTATTGCTGCACGTAACAGAAGTCGATATGGAGCAGCGTTGACGCCCGTACAGCGACAGCAACAGCAGCGCCGGTTGCAGCTTGGCAATACGCTTGGCGGTATTCAGGCAGTAAGTGACGCCAAGATTGCTCAAAACGAAGCCAATACACAGTTGTTAGCAGATCTGATCAATATCGGACAAGGCGTAAACAGATCTAGCCAAAGTCAGTTGGGTCAATCTGCTGCAAACAAGGTACAGCTAGATAATGCCTACAGACAGGCGCAAGCAAATTCGCGAGCGCAGACAATGAGCACTCTTGGAACGCTGGGCTCTATGGCTATTCTGGCGTTCGCACTTTAGGGGTAGATGATGGCACAAGGAATTGCAGAAGGTGCACTTGGGGCGTTACAGCTGTTCCAGCAAATGTCTGGGCAACGCATAGACCGTCAACAAGCTCGTGACGAATTAGCATACCAAAAAGAATATGACGCACGTCGCTTAGGCCAGATAGATAGAGAACTGGGTCAGCGCGATACAGCTTTAGGTATTGATAGAGATAATACCGAAATTCGGAGAGGCGAACTAAGTATAGCTGAAGCGGCAGCAGCACGGGAACAATACAATTTTGATGCCGGTATTTCGCAGAAAGATGCACAAGGGATACTTGCTTTTGGTATACAAGAAGGCTTTATCGATCCTGTCACTAATCGTCGTACAGCAGAGTTTGATGCAGCTTTACGAGCAGGGGACAACAGAGCCAGTAATTTTTTAAGTCAAATACAAGGAAGACACCCCGAGCGATATGCTGAAGGCTTTGTACCTGACACATTTGATTTTAAATCTAATCCCGGTTCTGTCAGAGCCAGTAGCACTGCTGGTGGTGCAGTAACCCTAAACGCTACAAGTGAAGCAAATGATCCAGTAGTTTCTCTGGATGAAGAGACTTTTTTTACTAGCATCGAAAACGACATTATAGATCTAATTTCGGACGCTACCGGAGATAAAGCACTAAGGCTAGTTGCCGCTAAAGGGGCTGCTGGCGAGGCATTGACTAGAGCAGAGGCGCTACAAGCAGACGAAGAAGCGCAGGCGCTCGTTAAGCAGACTATCGCTAGAGAAATCTATGCAGTTAGCGGTATCCAAGCCGGTAGGGAGTTTGAAGCAATGGTTGCTTCAGCAAAAACCCCTGAAGAAAGACGCAAACTTTATAAGGCGCTTGCAGATGACTTTGGAATAGAGCTGCCAGAGTTTACGCCTGAAGATGAAATTACCAAATCAGATGCGCCGTCTACACAGCCGGAGGTAATCTTAGATGAATCTACGCAAAGATTTGTCGCTCAATTAGATAGACAAATCGCTATGGCAGAACAGCGAACAAACGCCATGCAAGATGCAGATTATCGTAAGGCTATGGAGAAAAACTTAGCAGAGTTGTATTCCACTAGGGAAAAAGCGATTCGTAAAAGCAATAACGCTACTTTTAAGTCAGTCGAAGATGAGTTGGCTGAAGCCAAAAGTTTCTTAGAGTCTGCTAGACCGGGCAGAAAATCGTATTGGCAAGGTGAAGTAGATAGACTTACACAACAGCGAGATGCCGCGATTAAGTCTGGAGTAGATACCCCTGTAACAAGAACAGACGGTTGGAAACAGCTAGAAGCAGATGTCCTGACTAGGATAGAAGGTCTGTCTCCCCAAGAAGTTGATGATCTTGTTGACCGAGGTTTGCTGACATTTACACCGGAAACGACAGCAGCGTTACGGCAACGTGCTTTAGAGTTAGAAATTAACTCTCTCCCTGATATTAAGAAACTACCTACCAAAGAAGAGCTAGCGTTTAGAGCGATCACAAGCGTGTTTGCAGAAGATCCGACTACCCGCGAAAACTCCAGAAGAGAAATAGATAATCTTGTTGAAGCTGGTTTTGCGGGGATGGATAGATATGAAATGGAGGCCGCACGGAACAGTCGGATAAGCGCTGAGGCTGCAAAAATTAATGCACTAACAAACAGAGATGCAGAACTACGGCAAAGTAATCAAGATTTAACTGACGAGGCAATAGAGTTTAGTCAGAAACTTTTGGGAGATATAAATGAAGCTCTTGACGGCGATAATCCGATAGGTGCTAAAGCGGCTATGCGAAAGTATTTCCCCGGCGCTATTGCAGAAATTAATAGGTATCTGCCACGCAAAGGAAATCCAACCGGAGACTCGAATGCATTAAGGGTTCTTTACGAAAACATTAATGCAGTGGTTAGTAGGACGTTTTCAGAGGTTGCGGAAGATGGCCTCGGAACTACTTTGACAGATGATTTTGTTGGGTTATTTACACCTAGCCCTACTGGAGAACCCGCAGATTTTGATTTAGCAAATGTGAGACTTCGTGAAGCAGACAACAAACTTTTTTACGTTGACGCTAATGGGATAGAGCGAGGAAAGCCAGTGGCAGTAGGAGCGTTAAGAAACGTGTTCCCGAGTAAAGCAGTGGACCTTTTGTATGCAGCAGGCAAAGCTAATAGCGCACTTGCAGCAGCAAGAGCTGGTAGTCAGTAGAGGCTCATGTGTCTACAAACGAAGCGTTTAGGCAGTTCCTAGAAGCGACTGAAGAAGGTGCTATTAGAGAGTCTAGTACTCGTATTGCGCCGAAAATAACAGAAACATTAGGTCCTGCTAATCTTACTGAAACATTTTCTCGTGGCCTGCAGTCAGGGGCGCAAGGACTACGCACTGACGTTGAGTACTTTAAGGCGTTAGGTAACACGCTTGTTGGTGACGAGGAAGCTGCGGCTAGGGCGATAGAAGAAGCGAGATATAGCGAAGAGCTTTCTGCGCCGACATTAGCCGGCATTCAAACTTTTGAAGAGTTTCTGGATCAGCCCACTTTTAGTGGGTTTCTTACTCAAGCAACTAGATCTGTAGGGCAGCTCGCCCCTTCTGTAGTTACTACTATTGCTGGTGCTGGTATCGGAGGCGTTACAGCCGCAGTCGGTAGGGGGACTTTGTCTGTAGCAGGACGCGCTGCTGCAAAACGACTAGTAACTGATTCATTACAAAGAACCGCAAAGGGTGTTGCTACTCCTGATGAGCGGCGTCTTGCCGATGAGATGTACAAATACTTTAGGAGGGGCGCTGTAACAGGTGCTTTTGGTTCTGAATATGTACCGCTATCTGGTAGTAATTTGTCAGAAGCCCTTGATTCTGGAAAGGAGTTAGATAGAGAACAAGCGCTACGTGCTGCGGCTGTAGGTGTCCCTCAAGCCGCGATTGGTGTTGGCGGCGAAATAGCTTTGCTCAAGTTAGTTGGCAACGTTGCCGCTAAACGAGCTGTCACTGATAAAGCTGGCGGGGGTATGTTTAAAACGCTGGCCGGTGATATTAGCCGTTCTGCGCTAAAAGGTGGCGCAATAGAAGGCAGTACTGAACTAATTCAGGAAGGTATTAGCGTAGTTAACAGGTTTGACCTAGACGATGATTTTACTGCTGAAGAGGCAAGGTTACGTTTAGCGGAAGCAGCATTTGCTGGTTTCTTGGGTGGTAAAGCAGCAGGTGCTGCAGGCGGAACAGTTGGTTCTGTGTTTAGGCAGGCAAGAGAGCGTCTAGCTCAGGCACAACAGCAACGTGTCGACGATCAAATAAACACTGAGCAATTTGGCGAAACTGATACCGGTGTAACTACAGCAGAGCCAGAAGCTGATTTAGATGCTCAGCTTGCTGCTATCCACGACCCTAATAGTACTAAGAAAGCCGTTTGGATTGCTGGTGAGCAAGGCAGGCAAAGATTCCCTGAAGATGGTCGATACGAGCAAGATGGCAAAGTCTTTTACGCACGTTACATACCCGGTAGGGGCACCATCGTTACTAAAGACGAAGCGCTTGCTGACGAGGTTGTTAAATCAGGCGCTGACGATGCATCTCTTGCAGCAGCGTTAGGGTACACAACTACAAAACCTGAAGGTGCTGAGCTTGTAGTACAGGCGCTGGATGCTCAGGGCAATGTTGTTTCAGAGGAATTAACTACTACAGCGAATCTTGAAACAGCACAGCAAAACGCTATACAGCTATCGCCTGTTTCTAAACAGGACACCATTTCATTAGATCAGGCTCTTGAGCGCAGAAAACGAAAGTTATTTAAAGAAGAAGCAAAACGAGCTGGCCAAACAGAGTTTGATTTTGGTGACACCGACCCAGAGGTTGATGAGTCTGAACTCCGCGCCATGGAGTTTGATGACTATGATTACGATGAGGATGACGTAAGTGTTCCTCAGTCATTTGTTGAGGATATTGGCGAACAAGACTCTTTTCTGACTTTTGAAGAGCTTAGAACTCGTGAGTTACAAGAAGCAGGTCTTATAGAATCAGAAGACGCTGGTCCTACGCCACTTGAGCGCCAACAAGATGCAGTAGAGTCG